CAAATGAACTCTGCAGGCGACATCGATGTCTACAGTGAAAGCAGAATTAGTCTACACAGCGAAGATGATTTTAATTTATATGTAGGAGGCACGTTCAACTTAGATGCAGACAACATTAATATTAAATCAAGAGGATCAGAAGGTATCAAGATAGAAAATGCAACAGGCGAACTAAACGTACACAGTGCAAAAGATATAAAACTTACTACTGATATGAATGGACATATCAAAGCCAGAGGAAATGTCAGGATTAGTACTGATGGATTAATCGATCTTAACGGCCCGCCTGCAACGCCTGCTACAAAAACAGTAACTCAAAATTTAACAAGTAACACAACTGTTAAGAAAAGTATTGCTGGCAGAGTACCAGAACATGAGCCGTGGGGCGGACACACAGAAGAACAAAGTAATATAGCTGTACAAGCACCAAGTAGTATAACAAATAAAACTGCCAAAGACTATAACTTAAACAAACTACAAAGTAATAAATCTCATAGTTACGACGAAATAAAGCCCCAAACTGTAAACACTAATAAAAATAGTGGACTTGGTTCTGTAGAACCAGACGGTCATAAGATGTTAAATCCGAGAACCGGAAGAGGTTGGCTCAGAGGTCGGGGAGGTTCTTTGTAATGTTAACTGAAGTTCCTGAATACTTCCGCACAGTGTGGACAGACTATGTTGTAAAAGATGACACTATGTATGACACCTTAATAGATATTACTACAATAGGTGCGAGCGAATCTGTCAGAAGTGTTGCGTTAAATTTTAGTAGATATAATGCTTACGACACCGCAGGATATGGCGAAAGTAATTTCGCAAACGGTGTAACAGAACAACAAGCATACAATGACTGGATATTACAATGGGAAAATGAAAACAGCAAAGTTTTAAAATCAATATCTAATTTAGATATTTTAAAAATTACACAGAATCAATATGATGCTATTGTGCTGTTTAACTGGACAACAGGGAATGTTTACACAGTAGCATCTCCTGAAGGTCATTATGATTTAAGATCTGTTATACAGAATAAAAACTGGGACAGTGTTGCAGACATGATGTCTAGAAGTACGATCAACAAAGAAAAATCTGTTCTCTGCGCAAAATTATTAAGACTAGCAGATTATGATTCATTCAAAGACAGGATATGGCTCAGGACACAAGGTATCCATGACATGCGTAAGAAAAACGAATTAAGATTACTAGATAGTCAACAATTACGTTTTGCCCGTTTTGCATATTTTGCAGAAACTGGCGATTTTCTACCTTATACGCCAGAAGGAATTAAACGAGATATTGTTAAAAAGTATAACGATACACTTGTACAACAGAGATTTGAATCGGATGGCAACACTACACAATTTAAACTTACTCAAGATCCGAGTGTATATCCTGTTGAAAAAATAAAAGTATTGATAAATGGACAACAGATTCAGTTGTATTATGATTATACTGTAGATAATACAACACTAACTATCACACACCCCCTTGTAAGTGGTGATTTAATAGATATTACTATTAAAATATAAACTGAGTAGTTAATTTTGCTATAAATAGTAGTATGGCAACATATTATGGATATAGTACAATCGACACAGTTATAGCTAGCAAGACACTGGTAGACTCAGAACTTGCTAAACGTGACCTAATGAATCATTTTTACACTCGTCGGGGTGAGAGAGTGCAGAACCCAGAGTTTGGAAGTATACTGCATGAACTAGTTTTTGAACCTCTTGACAGTGAAACAGAGTCAGCAGCATTAGATGACGTCAATCGTATTATTAATAACGATCCTAGATGGATTGCACTAGAAACACTATTAAGTAAACCCAATGATCATACTTTACAAATTAAAGTAAGATTAAGGTATGACGACACCGGAACAGCAGAAGAGCTGTTCTTAACATATGTAGGCGAGATAACATAATGGCACAGGGCGCAAGACAGAGCAGTTTATTTGCTGCAGAAGATTTTAGTGTTGTATACGAAAGTTTTAGCGAAGCTAATTTTCAAGCATACGATTTTGAAACTATACGTAACAGCATGGTTGATTACATCAACAATAACTATCCAGAAAATTTCAATGACTGGATTAGTTCAAGTGAGTTTGTAAGTTTAATTGAACTTATGGCTTTTTTAGGTCATAATTTAGCATTCAGAGCAGATTTAGCAAGCAGAGAGAATTATTTAAGTACAGCAGAACGCAGAGAAAGCGCCTTACGTATTGCTGATTTCTTAGGTTATACTCCTACTAGAAATATTGTTGCTAGTGGTTATTTAAAAGTAGATAGTATTACAACTGACGAAACAATCTATGATGTCAATGGTGTTAGTCTTGCAAACACTACACTACAGTTTGAAGACTTAGTAGACCCAGACGCTTATCAAAATTTTATCACAGTGATGAATGCAATTTTTCAAAGTACAAGTCAGTTTGGATCTCCGTTTAGTAAATTTAGTAATAACGGCATAGCAAACGAGATTTACAGAACTACTAGTATTAATAATACAACTACAAAAAGTTTCAGTAATTCTGTTAATGGCAGTAGTGCTAGGTTTAGTCTACACAGTGTAGCTTACAACAACAAAAATTTAATTGAAAAAGACCCGGACCCGTATGGTGTTATAGACATACTTTACAAAAATGACAACAGTGGATTTGCAAGTGCAAATACAGGATTTTTTGTAGGATTTAAACAAGGTACATTGGAATATCAGGATTTTAATATCAATGACGGTTTACCTAATATGGTAATAGATATCAATGAACAAAATATTAGTAATGGAAATATTTGGGTACAAAGTATCGACGAAATAGGAACTGTTCAAAAAACATGGAGTAGAGTTGATAGACTGTTCGGACTTAATGCAATTTTTAATGCAAGTCAAAATGGTGTTAGAGATATCTATACTGTGGCTAGTAGAGAAGATGATCAAATCAGTATTGTTTTTGCAGACGGAGATTTTGGTAACATACCTAAAGGTATTATCAGAGTCTGGTATCGGGCAGGACTAAATGAAAGCTACACTTTAAATCCTGACAATTTTAATTCAACGTCTTACAGTTTCACTTATATTGGTGCTGATGGGAATTCTCATAATGCAAGACTCTCATTGAGTCTTAAAAATAATGTTACTAATGCTAGTACTAGAGAAAGTGTAGATAGTATAAAAGCAAACGCAGGCCGTTTTTTTGCTACACAAGACAGAATGGTAACAGCAGAAGATTATAGTATCTTTCCTGTTACAGTAAGTGAAAATATTCGTAAGATAAAAAGTGTAAACAGAGTACACAGCGGACATAGTAGATTTAGAGATTTGTACGATCCGACTGCAACTTATAGCGATGCAGTAAACTATCTGACTGATGGTTACCTGTACGAAGATAATGTAACTACTCGTAGTTTAATTAACTTACCCACTAGTAATAATAGTAATCAAATATATCAAAAGTTTTTGAAACCTCTATTGAACAACCCTGAACTTAAAAACTTTTATTATAACAGACACACATACAGTGGATTGCATATAGCAGCTAACAGCTACAGTGAAGCTGGCTTGGGTATTAATGTGTTCAATGCTAATAATAGCGAAGACGGTGTGTTTAGATGGAATCAAGTTACTAAAGGTGCTAACACTTGTACAGGATATATCACATATAATGCATTTGTGCAGAGATTAGGAAGTGTTGCAACTAACAGCTTACACAAACTACAAGTAAATGGATTAGCAGAATTTATTACTGCTCCATATAAAATTGGATATGTTAAAACAATTAATGTTGTTGACCAAGGTAGCGGATATACAACTGTACCAACTGTTACACTTCTAGGCGCAGGTAGTGGCGCCACTGCAATTGCCAATGTTAGTGCTGGTAAAGTTATTAGTATTACTATAACTGATACTGGCCAAAATTATACATCAGCAACTGTGTGTAATATTAGTGGTGGCGGCGGCACTGGATGTGTTGCTACTGTTACAGTAGACAGTGCAGATACTAAATGGGTAAGAGTTACAAAACTTTTCAAAGATGGCCTTGGCAATGACAACAACACTGGAGCGCCTACTGGAATTGATACGTCAGGCAAAGGTTCAGTAAGTATCAATGCTGTAATTCCAAGTGGCGCTAGAATTAGGAGACTTGTTCCTAGCTGGAGCTCAGATTTAACAACAACGGTAAAAGATAGTTTAATCTCTAAATTAGAATCAAATGTGGATTTTGCACTAAGATTTAATCCTAGTAGCCAAGAATGGATGTTGGTAGATAGTGCAAATCTGCCCAGTAATAGTGTACTCAACAATAGTGTAGACAAATGGAGTAGACTGTACGAAGGTGATAATACAAATAATGGCAGAGATAACAGTTGGACGATCCGAATTAACTATAACAATACTTACTGGGAAATACTAACTAGAAAATCTAGATTTGTATTTGGTAGTGATTCAGAAGTAAGATTCAACAACTTAAATTTTGAAGAAACATTTAGCAGTGAAACACTTAAACCGCACAAAGATACAGTAGAGGTATTAGACATAAATCCTACTAGCAGCACAAACGCAATACCTTTGGGCAAAAACTATAAGTTCAATACATTTGGATAT